TTAATCCTCTTCCTTAATTATGAGTAATGGTCTTTGAAAGCCATCTTCTTCAATCCAGTTTAATTTGCAGAAATTCTCGTTGCCTTCATTGTCCATGACAACTACTCTGCTATTCAAATCAATTCTACCATCATTAATCCACGTCTTAATGTCATCCCAGTATAATTGTTTATTACTCATCATACAGTATTATAGCTCTAAGTGTCCTTTATTACAACCATTTATTGGTTTTAAACCATGTATCAAAATCACGCTGTTTGATGATAACTCCGATCTTATTTCCCATGTACGGTATTGGCTCGAAATGTGCTGTCTCAAGTACCTTCTTGACTCTGTGAGGAAACATAACGCCCCACTTAATATCATGCTTCTTATACTCAATCCTTTTAATATGTGCATCTAAGTTATAATCCTTTGGTTTACGTAGGTCCACTATGTCTCTTACACTATTATATATGAACAGTATCGCCGCTCCTTCTCTCACATAAGATTGTAAGTCTGCTTTTTTGAGTGTCAACTTACCTGCTGTCGGCACCCACTTTACTTCCATCGGTACGTTACGATTCCAATTATCACCATTCTTAATATCTATGATGTAATCGGCACCAGCCGTGTTGGTTCCAGTTTCGACATATTCACCATCATTGCCAACTCCATTGTCACTTGCGTTCTCGTATGAGACATTGTATTTATCAAGTTGATCTAGGAATCCTGTCCAAAAATATTTCTCAATGGCTGTACCAAACGAGATGTCTTTTTTGAATGTGTCCTTGCTTCGATTGTCGAATCTTTTGTCCATTAACCATCCCTTTACTATATATTACACGTTTTTTGTGTTAAGATTACAATAGTTATTGTGTATCACGTATTTTCTTTCTTTCTTGCCTCTTTGATCATTTTATATAGTGTCATCTTATGTTCCATATCCTTTATATAATATACTGGATCAAGTTCTGTCTCGACGAATAGGTCTATGATATTCTTGGTTAATGCCTTTTGTTCCCCAGACGCCATGAGGTCAACCAATTCATTCTCTCTATGTGTAATGGCTGTCATCAACATGAACCAATGTAGCCTCTCGCTATTGTCTTTCGATCTAAGATACTTAGATGTTATTCTACGTGTAAGCACTCTGTATCTGTGTGTCTCAACATATAGTTGAGCACTGGTCATGATGTCCCATGAGTCACTCTCTGTTAATCCAACATCCTTATCCGTTGGGTGCATGTGTATTGCTCGACATAATACAGCGTCAACCTTATCTGTCTCTTTATAGAATTGTTTCATGGCTCCATCAACAGCATCAATCTTCGCAGTTGTGCGTGTCACCGGACCAAGGTTTACTGGTTCCTTTTTCTTGTAATAGCGTTCAGGCACCAAAGAACGGTCCCTCTTCATGCGATCCCAGATTTCTTGAGGTGTTTCTGCACGGGGTAGTTTTACAATTGGTGCGGGAATGGCTCTTCCAAAGGTTGGAGATGTAGGGTCTAAATCTTGAGCGGCATTTGCTGTAGCCGCAACTAAAATTAAGGCTCCGAGTATTCCGGCGATTGATTTCATTGTAAACTGTCCTAATGATTGTACTTCAATAAGCTTGATATAATTATTGTACCAGTATATTCTGAGAAGTCAATAGTTCTTCAGAAATGATACCAACTCCTAAGAATGTTTTGAATGAATTGTACGAAACCAGATGGTGGCAATGAGTTGCCGTAGTTGCATCCTGATCTATCTCTAATCATTTTCCGTATTGTGTCTACAGTCTCGTTAAAGTCTTTGTTGTGTGTCATCCACCATCCAGCATGTCCTATCAACAGGTGGCATCGGCTACACATGGTGGCTAAGTTGTTCTCATCCAATTCTAATTCTGGCTTTACGCAGAATGGTATTATATGATGAACCTGTAACTTCTTTTTTGATCCGCAGCATATACACTTGTTATTTTTCTCTATGAAATCATTGCGTACTATATGCCACATTGAACTTCTTTTGGTTCCGCCAAATCTTTCTGCTATTGAATCTATCAATTTTTAGCCCCCTTTTTTAAAATACTTTATAATATATTGAAATGCTACTCTCCATACTCCTACGATAAAATATCCTACCACTCCGACTGTCATTAAATAAGCTGTAAACAATGCTGTCAGCATTAATGTTTCTTGCCATTTCATCATGAGTACGTGCCTCCACAGTCGCAAGTATAATCATACATGCCATTGATATACGGTAATTCTGATTCCCATATCATATTACCACAATTGTCACATGTTACCATGATGCAAGAAAAAAGTAATTCTTCTTCCCAGCCCCATTCGCCGTCAAATAGATTACCCATCATTTACTCCTAATATTTCATCTATGAGTTGTTCGAGTTCTTCTTTTAATACTATTTTAGCATCTCCTGATGTTTTGTCAACCTCAATTGTTTCAAAGGGCAAATTGTCTTTTTCCATACTCTTCCTCGTCTTTCTTGTCCTGTTTAATTGCGTTGTTCAGTCCTATATACTCTGATTCATATACTTTTTGCGTATTGTTTTTCCACGGATAGCGGGACGTAAAGACACGCTCCTCGTCATTTACTTTGTAGCTTATAGTTATATACTCTGCGTCATGAGCATAATATATATTTTGAATTTCTGTGTCATCTAGCAGACCCTGTACCCTTTGTACAACCAGAAACCTTTCAAGCAGCACACGCTCGAAATATCTAATGTATATTTGATCTTCTGGTGCTGACGGATCGATGACGCATGATAAGTCTTGATAGAACTGAACATGTGCTTTAACTAAAAATCTGGCGTAATTAAAATGAATAGCAAGTGTTAAAAGTGCTGTTAATACTAATAATAGCTTTAGTGATAATCTCATGCTAGCACCTCTTGTTCTACTGGAGACCACCACGAAGGAGCCTCGCGGCCTTTGTCCCACTTGGCAAAATATGCTTTGTCGTTGTTATAGTATGTACGATACGCTTGCACTGCATCGCTGTGCCTGTATTCGTCTGGCATACATTGAGCGAATGGTGTCAGTCTGCCGACAGGTATTAGGCGGCATAGCTCAGTCATAGTCTCTATCTTGTGCTGACACTTATGCACTTTGTTATAACGCAGCGTGTACTCTTGACATAGCTCTAGACCGTGTGCAGCAAGCCACAGGAAGTTAGGTCGTGTGTCGCCTGACCATACTGTAGCAGGGTGATTCTTGTAGCCACCCTTGATAGGTTTGCCTGACTCTGCTAATGGCATTTGGTCGTCGGTAGCACCGTGTCGTCGTAGTGCTGACCCCATCATCTGCAATGATTCCACGCACATCTTAGGGATATGCTTGTCGCACATCTGTCGTGCTGCACGTTGCGGGTCTGTGTCTAGTATGAAAATGTTCATGTTGCTCCTAAAAATTAGCTATGACAATGATGACGATCTTTGTGACGCCATAGCCAAGTATACCACAAATGATGAAAGAAGTCAAGAAGTCTATTGTATTTCGTAGTATGTTCGTTTTAAACAATGGTTCATCCTCTTCTATGTGGCCACCGTCATTTTCCCATCTATTAATATCATTTTGGTCTGTCATGGCTTATTTCTCCTTTTGTAAGAACCATTCTTTAGCCGCCGTAAGTGTTTTGAATCTGCCCATCAATGTGCCGTGGAAAGCCTCACCGCTTTGTGTGTCTAACAGGCTAGCATTCTTGCTATATTGAAAGACGTGCCATTTGCCACCATCTTCCACATATTGCTTTTGTTCCTCCACTGTCCTCCTGCGGTCGAATACGTGAACTATGGCATATCTGCCGTAAGTGTAGCCCTGCATGACCTGCTGGTCGTCGCTACTTCTGGCACCGTACCACCCGTGGTGATAGACCATGATGGTCTTTTCTGGGATATACTCATGTTTGTCATAATCATACTCACCTTGGTTGTGAAAGTCCGAGGTGCGAAATTTGTTAAACTTAATTGCTTTGATTGTTTTCATATACTTATTATAGCCTACAGAACAATCTTTGTCAAGTTTTATTTCATAACTTTATATGTCATCTCATTGGGCATGGAGAATGCTTGAGTATGCTCACGGTAATCTTTGGTACGCCCCCGTTTGTACTCGAACACGCATATGTCGTCTTTGATACCATATATAATGATCTCGTCTTGGCCTGAACCAGACCATTCAAATAATAATATATCATGAGTGTCAAACTTTATTGTGTTACAAAGAGCGTTGGCACAGTCAGCACCGAGAGTGTCAGATGCTTCTTCTAGCGTTGTTAGGCGTTTCGGCTTTGTTATGTCGCCAAACAGGACAGTACGCAGGGGAGAATCAAGTTCTATTGGATTGACCAAGGGTCCACTTTGTAGTAACAGTACCGCCGCAATGATCAATGCCTTTATCATAATATAACCTTTTTCTTTTCTAAGCTATTTTCTTCATTGTGCAAGTTATTACTATTTTTAACTTTAGAATCAAGAATAGGTGCCCAACCTAAAAAGTGAACTACTGCCGCCCCGTTTAAGAATCCGAACCCAAAGACCACAACATAATTTAGGTCTTCGCCCATGTAACTATAAGCCCAAGCATTGACAACTGCTGAGATGGTCGTGTCAGGCCCAAATTTAGCCAGTACCCAGAGATCAAACCCAAGTAGTGCTGCACACCCGAATATAATTACGACCGCTGTGATCCATCTACCGATCTGTATGGCGTTATATTTCATCTGTCTAAGTTATCAATCGCTGTGAGTTGTGTTTCAATGATTTCAATCTCAATTTCTGTTGTCTCAAGTTCTGTCCAAAGATCATTTATGTCTTGTTGAGCTACTGTATTAGGCACTATCTCATTTGCACCTTCATACTTCCCTATTTTTTGCTGTAAGTTGTTTTTCTTGATAGTTTCTTGTTTGAGCTGTAAACCCAATATGTGTGTGGCTGCCGCTTTAGATTCAGACATGTTACGCCTCCTCTTCTTCTTCTCTTTTTCGTGATTCTGCCTGTGATCGCTCCAGTTCTTGGCTGACTATAGCCTCTATAATCTCTTCTGATTTGTGATTGATTAAGATTGACACTCCACGCAATGCAATAGCTGCGTCGTGTGGCGTGATTGCTCCGTCATCTAATCTTCTTGCTATCATTAATAACGGACTAATTACATTATTGAGATTATTCACCTCTAATGCAAGTTCTTCCTCGTGTACGTCGATAAATTGATGATACGACATCGTGCTGCTTGTTATTGGCATTTTGGCATCCTCTGCAAAACGGTCTGGTACTTTGTGTATAGGAAGTTGCCTTTCGCCTAAAGGTAACTCATTTGGGTCGCTCATTGTTTTCTACCTTTTAGTGTTCGAAGCTCCGTTAGGCCATTGTACAGATCAAATAATCTGATATCAATATTCTCCCCGGTTATCTTCTTATGAATTAGTGTTTTGATGATATATTCTATGGGATTTGCTTCTCTATTAGCATCCGCATCTCGTTGTTCTGGTGTTCTCATTTCGTCCCTTTCTTCATATTATATTATACACTATCGCTAATAACGTCCCATAAACAAAGGCAGTTACCAATATAAACGTATTGTCATCCATCATTGTACTAATAACACCGCGTTGATTAATTTTACTACCAGTATCGTCATAGCCGTAAATGCCAGCGTAACTAATGGCAGCAACAAAAACGTAGACCAGTCAACGTCCGCGTATATACCAATACGTTCTTCTTGTTCTAAGTCTTCGCTCATCATTCCATATGCTCGTTATGTGATTCAAATGCGTACTCAATAGCAAAAGCCAACATTTCTACTTGGTCGGGAGTGTATTCCAGTCCCTCTTCTGCTAAACAATGCCTGTACTGCAATCGTGTCTTTTCATCCATGATTGATATTTGATGGTAATTGGCTAATGTGTCTTCATGTTCATCATCTAATTCAGCTACTTCTAATATTAACCAAATTTCCATTACTGTATTGAATATTCTATCTTTATCCACTGGCGATACATCGCACCAGTCATCTTGAAATACGGTGGTCATTGCCATATCAAAATCGTCTTTAGTCATAGTACAACTCCATTCATGATTAAAAGTAAAAATCCCATAGCAATGAGTATCCAAAATATCTTGCTGCTCACATTTTACTCCATTTTCGTGAATTGTCAAGTAGATTAACGTGGGGGTTTATACCAATTTCATTTCGTTTTGTATTGTTTCCGTGGGATTCGTTCCCATTATATCATCAAACCTATCAAAGTTGCTAACATTATCGAACCACCCAGACAAATGACCAAAACTACTGGAATTACCTTATCTTTTCTGTCTGCTGGTAGTCGGTTGAATCTTGTGAGATAGCTCGGTTCATCGTTTAGGTTTACGTTTCTTCTGTCGCGTTTGAGTCTCATTTTTACGCCCCCTATGCCATGCTAAGTACAGTACGTTGGACAATAAAAAGACTAAGGCGACCCCAAGAATTATTCCCATTTCATATTGTGATAACCATAGTGCGTCCATACTATATTATACACCTATGAGGATTCTGTATAGGAATTCGGCTAATAAGCATATTGCTAATAACACTATAAATCGCCGTATAAAACTGATATAGAGGTTCATATCGTATTGTTAAATAAGAGGTAAAGGAAGTAAAATTTGGCACATACTAATAGGACAAGGTACGAATCGAGAATTTTGCGTCCAACAGTCGCTAAACAGCCTAAAAAGAGACATATGAATACAAGGGCCAATAGTTGACATTTCACTCATAGTTCCTTTCGATGTACACTAGGATAAGTGCAATACCTACGGGTAAAACCCATGATATGATATAAACGTACGTATAACTCATGACTGATACTCCTTACTAATATACAACATTACAATATACTCCCAATACACCCATATACTAAAATACTCAATATACGGAATAATAAAATACTTGATCTACACCTGCTGCGTAGACCCAATGCAATATATTTTTAAGAGTATAATTTATTTATTTATTTGTATACCTGTATATGGGTATGTATGTATTACTTACTTAAATTCCTATTAAATCTAGCCCTAAGGATATCGTGGGCAATCGCAACGTCCGTAGATGTGCGTTCCCGGTCCATAGTCTCATTATACACGCTAGCAGCCCAGTCGTCAAGTGATTCGTCGTCAAGTTCATGGCCTGATAATATATAATAAGCTATTTTTAATTCAGTATCATTAAAGTATGTAGGTCTAGTATATACGTCTGAAGCCCAATGTAATTGGTATTCTGTGGGTTCTATGCTCATGTCGTTTCCTCGGCTCTTTCTAGTGCGTATTGCATCGATTCAATCAGTTGATCCACCTGTTCCGGGGTTAGCTCCTTGCCTTCCTCGGCCATCTTAGTCCTGTATTTCCTACGGCCCTCAACATCATAAGATAATATATCACATACATCAGTATAATATTGTTTATCTTCCTTATGTACAGACTTATATATGTTTAACACTACATTATAAAAGTTATCCTTATCAGTGAATGTAGGATAAGACTTTTGCATGTGATAAAGGTATTCTCTAAAAGTTATAGTTTTCATGTGTTTTGCCCTCCTTTTGGCATGATTATATATAATAAGTCCTTTATTTGACCTTTTTGGGAAAATGGTCTTTACTGTATGTAATACGGTGTGGGGCGTTAATATATGAGTTAACATGGCGGGATGGCTTCTCTGGTCCCATGTACAGATACTCTGCACCATACGGTCCCCAAGCAACAATGCCTATACCCTTCTTGTCAATACTCATTACCTGATAAACGCCACGTGATGTGGTATAGTGACGCTCGCCCTCGCGGTCCTCAAAGTAGGGGCCACTGCCTTGTTTGCATCTGATCCGATCCCCTTTTGTCAATAAGGTCCAGTCAGAAATCTGATATTTCTTACCGGTAGTGCCACGGCCTTTGCGGATCACAAACTTATGTCCACACTCCTTGCACTCCTTAGTTCTGGCACCAACGATGATACCACAGCCGTCACATTTCTTCTGTCCTCGTTTGAGTGCCATATTGTCTTACTCCGGTTATTGTTAATTACTCTCACTACATACATTATATCCTCTACTCATATAAATGTCAATTAAAACTTCTCAATAATTTTAAATAAAATAATACACTTGACAACCTAACTTATATATGTTATAATGATAGGGACACCCTCAAAATCCCTGACTGTTTTTCGATAGGGTAAGATGGGGCGAGACAAACCTTTTAAAGAACCATTAGCAATCCGCCGATGATTTTCGATAGGTAAAGATGGGGCGAGACACGCTTGCAATCCCTGACTCTTTTTCGATAGGGTAAGATTGGCAAAGACAAGCCTACCCCCCATTGTAGGGGGAGAGAGCAGAGGGCGACTGTCTAAAAAAAATTCTTGACAGACACTTGGTATTTGCGTATAATTAACTGTGGGCGAAGCCCACTAATTAGAAGGGGCGAAAAAAAACCCCTCGTTAGAGGGGGGATAGAGGTCATGAGTTATTTAATGTATATTTATACATACAATATATAATAGCCGTTGTCAATATAATCCTTAGAATAGTCACCTCATTTCTTTAAAGAAAAATTGTTGCCGTGGTCGGTCTCCTTGCTAGTAAAAGTGTGATCTCCTGATTTTGCCACTGCATCTTTCAACAGCGATTTATTCGAAACGTCGCCAGTCTGTCCCATTATCGTCAGTTCGTGAGTTTCGCTATCGTATCGGACTAGGGCGGAGTACGAAATTTTTTGTCCGGCTAAATCCTTGTCTTCACCCATCCATACGCGACTGAATGAATTGACCCTGTAACGATCCTCGAATACATTGTGAGCCTTGGTGAAAATATGATTCTCTGGTTTCTCAACTTTAGACCATATCAGATCGGCTACAATTTGTTCTTTGCTCGTCATTTCCATGATGCTCTCCTTAGTTAGTTTCTCTTTACTTATATATTATAACAGACGTTCCACCGATGTCAAGCCTTGGGACAGGGGATTTTCGCCCCCTGCCCCCGTTGGCTTATGCTGTCAGAGCGAAGGCCCTTTCAAAATCCTTATCCGTCATGGTGCCGCCGATTGTATTCAGGCGATTCCATCGGTTGGGCGTGATGTCCATCAGTTGGCCGCCGATCTCGTCGAGTCGAACCCAGTTGTCATTCGATCCCAGTTGACCCGCTCGCGTTACCGCGTTGATAACTCCGAAAAGGTTCTGCTGGTGGCTCTCGTGTTTTGCGAAAGCTTCCATCGTCCGGGTGGCTTCGACTTTGCTGAGTCTGAAGTCTGCCGCCACTGCTGCGATGACGCCCTTGGCTGATCCCTTGATTTGTTGGGACCGTGTCGCTAAGAACCTATCCAAGCCTTCTGGAAGCAATTTCAGTTGCATCGTGATATTTTCGCTGATTGCCGTTTCTAGGCTATCAAGATTAATCACTCCTCGATGTACCTTGCTAATCTTTTGACCTTTCTGCTGGCCCCAGATGCAGCCGTTCATGCAGATCGCTCGAAAGATCGAAGGGTATTGTGACAGGCGACGTTTGCCGATCTCACAATTTCCGATTGATACCATGCCGCCGTAATCCGTATCATCATCAGCAGATTTGTCAAGAATCGTATCGGGTAACAGGATGTTACCGTAGACGGTATCTTCATCAGACCGATCATGAGAAAATCGTCCATCAGGTAGGAACTTGCGTAATACTTCTAGGTACCATCGGTTGTCTACCGGGGCATACTTATCAGTTAGCATCGCACGTGCGGTGCCGTCATTATATGTTCTGAGTCGAAAAACCTTATCAGCCTTGACACGTCGCAGGCTATTGTTTGCGATGTCTACCATGGTCTCGGCGTCTAAATTATCACACTGTTTGTCCGCTCTCATCTCTCGCAAGATACTAGCAGACTTAACTCCTGCACGTGCTGATAGTTGCTGTAGGCAATGGTCTGTTGGTCGGAACGTCTTACCACGTACGCCAATTTTGAATTCACCATCGGCTACCATGGGCTGAATTTCCGAACGCTCTACCATGTAATCAGTCCGGTCTTGTGCAGCCTTCTCTGCACGATCAAATACCGTATCGAAAGAAAGTGTCTTAGAGTACCAGTCCTTGTGGACATGCGTACCCGATGCCATACCGGTACCGGTTTGACCCTGAAGGCCTCGTACAAAAGCTCCGTCATTCTTGGTCGATTTGCTTGGCTCTAAAAATGTCATTCTTAATTCTCCTTGGTTAGTTAGTCTCTTTCCCATATCTATATCTTAACATACTATTATATAATGTCAAGCGTTATTCCATATAATAATCATAATAAATAAAATAATAATTTTCCTTGACAGGACACATGACATATGGTATACTAGTAGTAGAGGGATAGAGGGCAAAATTTTTGCTCTGGGCGATAAGTGGAAGCGAAGCTTCTTTTTACAAGGGGCGACCCCCTCGGGAGAGGGAGAGGATCGCTGGGAAAGATTATCCTGAACAAGTCCAATGCTGTCGGCTGAAAAGATGCCTACACCGTCTCGCCTCTGGTGTTAGTTGTATTACATTCTCAAGCATAAACACACAACCTTGTGTATGCTCGACGTCATCGTATCGACCGCCCATGTCTTCATCGTAGTACATAAAGTTAAGAACTAGGCCGGTGGCCACATTAAAGTCATGGCATAAGTTCTCCAGCTTCTTAAACGCTTGATAACAATCCGCTTCCACCATGTCGTAATCCTCTGCGATATAATACATATCTTTGATTACCTCCGCCTTATCATCTTCTGTAATATGTAGCGGGTCGGTGTAAACTTCTAGACTCCTTGCGACCACATTCCAGATGGAAGGATCAATCGCTTCCACTTCCTCCACCTGCTCCGGTAGGAGTTCGTGCAGTTTCTTCCTGCTTATTGTGTACTCTCGCAAGCCCCATGTTCCCATTCCCATAATTATCTCCCGGTGTAAAATCCAAACCCACTTTCCACAGGCTGTACTTTAGCCAGTGGCTTCTCTACAAGTATATCATACGAAAATATAGCGTCAAGGAATTCTTCTGGATTTTGTAATACTAAGTTAGCAATGGCTCCCTCAATACAATCCTGTCTGTCCCTACCTTGTGGTAGATTCTCGAATTCAAAGTCACCCTCAAATTTAATTCTCATTGGTCCCTTAATGCTGCACGATTTCGGGCTGCTCTGGTCCGTCGTCGTTTAGGTCTGTTGTCATGTTCGCCGCCACCGCTTAGATGTGCATGATGGCCCTTGCCAATTTCCCACACCTTCTTCGGTTCAATTTTTACTTTGTCATACTTTCGTTTTTTACTCATGTCTATATTATACTATTTATCGCCTCCCTTGTCAAGGTTTATAATGGTCATTGTAATAGCCGCCGCAACAATTAATGGTCCTAACATATATCAAGCCTCCTTGCTAAATGATTTTTCAACGTCAGCATGTGTTACACGCCGCCCGTCATCGAGCACAACATGTGTTGTGGTAATACGCACTACCACGCCACTATCAAACTTGGAACCAATACCTAACAGTTTCATACCATCTCCTTCTAGAGTAAACTTATATTCTAACACACGTCTTACGAAAAGTCAAACTGGGTTTGATTTTTAAGATACCTCTTAGAGGCTTCACGTTTGCCTCTCACGTCTTTTTGAGTCACACCCTTTACTCTGCCTCTCCAAACCTTGTAACCCTGCTCTGTCATATCCTCACAGCCTGTAGCACGTACCTTGTAATCAATGAGCTTTTCATTGTGGCACACACCAAGAATATTTTCGATCACATGCCACGCGGGCTTAGTTGCGTTCGAATCTGTGAATACTTCAACTTTAAATGTAAACTTCTTCAACGGTTTCTCCTTATTTTACTTGACAATGGTGATTCAGTTTTCTTCATTTCTGGTCTGCTGCCTATTATGGCGTCTACCTCAATACGCTTCTTACTAGCTTTGAATTCGGGAAGTCTTACTCCTTTCTTCTTTAGTTTCTTCTTGAGCTTCTTGAACGTCTTCTTATTACCACGAACAAACACAGCTTTTATTCTAGCCTCACTAATATCACTTAATATTTCTGCGTCTGTTATATTTTGGTTATCATTCATTTATATACTCCTATGTCTAGAACCCCATCCCCTCCGAAAGAGTACTGTATAGCCTAAGGGTTAAGGGTATACAATCTACAATCAGTGTGGTGAGACCGTTTGTCTCTAGCAATAGGTTACGTTTTATACTCTAGTTTCGGAATTGGACCGGGACGCAGGGGGTTATCTTAGATCAAACTACTAATTCGTTGCCCGGATTAACGCTCTATTACCATATTTTGTCAAAAGACGCTGATATCTTATATTTCTAGAGCGGTGAGAGTAATCAGAGAATAAAACACCGCTTATACTATTATATCCGTGTAAGCTCCTCCTGACAATTTAAAGCTAGTTCGGGTGAGACAGTCGGCACACCTACGGTCCTGCCACATGTGACCAAGCTTAGGAATGACATGTTGTCCATATTTCGCCCCGTGCTGTCCACCCAATGCGGTGCCCGTCGTGGATTGTATGACATCAAGTCTTCACCTCTAATAATAAGTCTTGAATTCTTCGTTGCATGGACCTCATCCGCGTTAATCCAAGCACACACACTTTTATTTTCTCCTGCGTGAATCTTCTCGGCTGTCTTGCGTTGGTTCTTCAAATGTGCCGTCATAATATATAGTGAGTATACTTCTGGATTATAATAATTTACTTCCTTAGTAACTAGGTTTTTTACCTGCCAGTACATGAAGTGTTCGCCCTTAGCTAAGTGAAATCGTACGCGGTATCCTCTCATATTATCGCTCCCTCCTTATATCTATTTCGGCTCCAATGATCGCCGCTGCCATTCCCGCTATTAAAATTACTGTCGCTGTCATATCTGTTCTCCTTATACTACCATTATAACCGCTGATTATTGTTTGTCAAGTTTATTCTCTATTATTGCATGAATATCAAAATAACATTTCTCTACTTCTTCCTTACTATATATAGTACAGATGTCGTCGTCCGGGTTTGTCTCCTCGCTGTCCTTAATCTCATGCCACAATGATGATAGTGCATAAAGAATCATACTAAGCTGTCCGTCTTTAAATTCGCCCACAGATTATACCTCTTTCTAAGTGTCTAGTCCAGTCAAACAAATTTCTGTTCTCACATATTCCAAGTCTGCACCGCATTCACAGCCGGGGGTTCCGTTGTCTTGATACCAGTCGGGGCCATACCAAGCGTTAGCATCCTCACAGTATGGACATTGCCAGAACATCAGTACCCTATGATTAGCAATCTCAAAATACTTATCTAAGCTATACATTCGCTTCCTCCTTCGCTGTCTTCTTCAGTATCCTTAACGCTGCTGCTGCTTCGCTACCCTTTGGCTGCACACCATGAATGAGTAGAGCGAAAGATTGATTTCTTCGTGCCGGGTCGGCAGCGTGTGAATCGTCATTATCTATTTCAAGACCCTTCTCGGCGGCTTCCTCTTTTGAGAAAACTACTACAGCCTCACGTAGTCCGTACTCTGCTATGGCTGAATCTTGCGTACCGCCTCGGCTGGCAGTCAATACCAAGTTAGCAGGTATGTTCGTGATATTCTCAATCCAGAATTGTAGGCTCTTCGTGTAAGCATAAAACAGGATATCAGGACGGCGGCAGGCTACCAACATCCAAGCCCGGAAATACATATTGTTGAACATGTCACCGGCTACGTGGATACGAACCACGGCGGCATCCTTTGGTAATACTTCAATCAATTTGTCGGCCATCTCAAAACTGCTCTTGCAATCAAGCATGGCATCACCGTTACGCTTGCGGTTATTATATACGTTAGTGAACAACACTTCTTGACTAGCAGAGAAGCAACGGAATTGTGTTTTTGGGCCATCCTCAATGGTACGCTTTCCGGTCTCTTCGTTTACCCTTGCACGGCTACGGCATAGCATCGCCATAGGGCAGAACACACCAGATAGCAGATCGAAAGAATACACTTTGGCAGATGATCGACCGATCTTGCGATCCAACCACTTCTTGAGACTGAGAGCCTTGTAGAGCTTCTTGAGTTTGTCGTTTGCTTTATTGAATTTCATCTTTGTTCTCCCGTTAGTTCCTTACTTGCTATACATATATAATAACACATAATAGATAATAGTCAAGCATAATCTCAGATTATTATTTCTAATTATTCTCTTGACTTTATATTATGACATGTTACAATGGTAATATAAGGAGAAACGAAATGACAATCGACAGAATTATCAACTGCATCCACTACAACAGCTGCCTACCACCACGACCAGAAGGTGTGGGCGAAATGCGATGGAATGGAATGATCAAAGCCGCAATGACACTTCATAAAGTAATCGAAATCGAAAGGAGGGGTCGAGCATGATAAACGAACAATACACAGAGGATGAGGTAGAAGCGATTCGAGCCGCATGGTCTGATCTTTACGTAACAAGCAAAGTTCGTAGGGACGTATGGCCTCAAATTGATCTAGAGTTATTGGCTGACGCGGCTGCTGATACACTCAACCAGCTGGAACTGGTTTTTCCTTTCCTTTTAGATAAGAGTCACCTTGACTAGACACTTAGTATTACCTATAATAAGAGAGGGCGAAATGGATAACAACCTACAAACCTTTTTGAGAGAGCAACTTCAAGAAGATATCGTATCTTACTTTGACGGATATCTACAGCCACCTTTTACGTTCACTAACGACGATAAGGAAAGCATGGTAGACGACTTGTGCCAAATAGTAATCAACAGAATAGGAGAAAGCGAATGAGACGACCTAGTACAATAACGATCCCAAAGAATGAGGGGGCGAATTTAGCTGACCTTATAACTAACTTACATTATCAAGGTATATCATTCCAAGTAATGACAGAGGATAATAATTACATAATAACACTTGACAAACTAAAAATATAGTATATAATACATATGTAGCAGGACATAGGAAGCTAGGCGTTACCGAACGTTCACAGGTCTGGTTGTATCGGCAACTTGGCAGTGAAAAGACGTCCTATCGGGTGCAAGTCCCGGCTGCTGCTACCAATACAATAGATGGACATGGTGTGAGACAGAATAACGTTACGCGAAAGTCTCACAGGAAACAGTAATCCCTGATACGGGTGAGGCTCCTAAATCCAACATAATACATAGCTGTGGGCGATTTCCTCTCACCCTTCACTGACTCTGCGATCAACCGTCCGGTTGGGCCGAGACACTCTTAATGCCTCAACCCCTCGCGGGTGGGGTATCAGTTATTTGAGGGGTATATCTCCCCTATTCGAGGGGTACCATCCCAAATTTCTTGCGTCAACATTTCTACCTGCATGGCAAGCTGTTTCGCCCGCACCTCTGCTGGTACCGTGTTGTCTCCCATCGCTTCCAGCAATCTCATGGAGAATTCGCCCAGTGTATCATATAATTCATCATTTGTAAAGTATTTAGCTTCGATCATTTTTGAGTTTTACCCTTCTAAGTTTTTCGGCTGCACATTGCTTGACGATATACCCGCATGGTACCGCGTTGCGTGGCTCTGGCCTATCGCACATCCACTGCCCGCACACTCGAATCCAAGCATCCAACTCTGTGGTCGTCATGTCGGCTACATTCATTTTGAAATTGTCCATGATTTTTCCTTACAAAGTACAAGGGGTGTAACTGCTGAACACTGATACAACTATAACACAACAAACAATGACAATCAAGAGTAGTTCCTGATCTGATTCTCGAATTTTCATAATTCCCTCTTCTTTCTATGCTGTATTATACCGCGTCCAAGGTGTCCAGTCAATTCGTGGCAAGTGGATTCCAGTCTTTTTTGCGGTGTCCCAAGTGGTAGGCCATTTCCTCATTTGTGACGTACATATCAGAATTGGCGTTGTAATATTGACCCTCTTTCGGATCGTAATACAAAACGATACCCGTGATATATCGGAATGGTCCCTCTAATCCTGCCAGCTTTGGCCCGTCTACTCTGTGAAATTCTTGATATCCCATGATTCCCTCTTCTTTCTTAATTGATTATACCACGTACTAAATGTCCAAACAACAAAATAATAATAATTATATTTTACTTGACAGACACTTTTTGCCTGCTATAATAAGAAGGGGCGAAGCCCCCCTTGCGGGGGGTGCCGGGATAGGTCAATATTCTGGCTCTTCTACGTCGTCGGCATCCTCTGCGAATGCCACGCGGTCGATGCTCTCATAATCGAGACCGGAGTCCGTCCAACTCACGCCATCAGGAGTTTCAAGAATCCCCATGTCTCGAATCTGTGAAATGAATTCATCATAATTTGCACATTCTGTGCTGAGTTGATAAAATCCCTCATCATTACTGATCCAGAGGCAGACGTTCCAAGTTTCGTAGTTTTTGTGTCCGTTGTATCCCATGTCATTCTCCCGTTGAAGTTTATCGTTCCCTGTTATGCTTAGATTATATACTAACAAAAGTGTCTAGTCAATATCTTTATTTTCATCTAATTCTATATTTATATTTGTTACGTTTACCATTACACACCCGGTACTCGTTACGCATATTAATACTAATAATAATAATATTATACTTTTCAAGATATCGCCTCCCAACTTTTTACGTATTTGCAGTAGTGCAATGCTTTGTGTCGTGCGTTTACAATTTCGGCATGTGGTCGCCCACTCTTTTTTGCCTCAATGTAAATTCCAACCCACATTCTACGTCGTGCTTTTATCACAGATACTGTATTGTTTTTCATAATATTCTCTCTTTCTTATGAATGATTATATACTGTACTAAGTGTCCTGTCAACAAAATAAGGTGCCTAGCCCCTGCGGGAAATCAGGGACTAGGCTAGGGAGACACCCCCTAAGGGGAGGGGAGAAACGGGGATGTCTCGACCGTGTTTTCATAATGTGCCTTATAGGCTTCAAGTCTTGCACGGCTGCCGGGTGTACCTTGCAAGTGTGTTGCATTGTCGCCCACAGTATTCGGGAGTCGCTCATTAATTCGCCCCCTCTTCCGTGAGGTTTTTGCAAACTTCAAAACCTTTTCACTTTTGATAATTCCATCGCCTGACGTACTCTTCCAGCATGGAATAGCTACCCCGACGAAAATTGTGTCTAGTTGGTTCCAAGCATCCCGTAGAATCTTGTGTTTTTGAATCATTTTTTCCATTATTATTTTCTCCCTGTTGGTACGATCAAATTTCCCATAATCAAACTTATTAATACTACCAGAGCCACCACTGCCAGTCCTTGCATAATTCTTCCTCTTCCATTATTGTTAGTTGTTCTGTTTCGCTTTCCTCTTGTATATCTTCATCATACATTATCTCAAGTGTCCTTTCAAGCTATTTTTAAGATTTTAATGTTTTTTTCTTTTGTGATGATTTCCTGTTTTCCACATTTGTGCTGAAATACAATGGCCTTGATATTTTCCATGAGGGTAACGCCCCTTCTTAAATTCCCGGTTTGCGTGTTGAATACTATCGTTTTCATACTTCTCCCTCCTCTGGTGTTGGTTCTGGCGTTGTCGCTTCTAGCTCCGTTTCCCAAGCCATCCGCTCCTCATAAAGTTGTCGTTCTGTTTCCATTCCACAATAATAAGCACGATCAAATAAACTGGACATTTTCATTCTCCTGTTTTCCCTTGTTATGCTGTATTATACATCGTCCTAAGTGTCCTGTCAACTTTAAAACATATCACAATAATCTGCTGGATTATCATCACCACCGAAATAGTCTTGAGCCTCTGTGTATAAATCGGGCTGTCCATCGTCCGATTCGTATTCTTGAAAAACAGCTTGGCAATTCTCGCCACATCGTGAGCAAATTTCTTGATTGTCGTCAGTCCAAGCACCACAGCAATCACTTTCGAATTGTCCGTACATTTTATTTTCTCCCGTTGTTGTTTCTTGTTATGCTATATTATACCGTTTACCAAGTGTCCAGTCAATCACTTTTTTCGATACCACTCTACACCCGGATCATCGTACAATCTCATAAGGTCATTTACCTCATCGCCCAATTCTTGAATGTCGCAACGCACACAAACTTCGGCATCCATGTATCCGCCAACGGGCTTACCGTCTGCATAAAATACCATAACCTCAAAATCGCTTCCAGCTATGGCCTTATTACAGGCTGCTGAGATGTCAAACATCTTATTGCTCCAAACTGCATGAAACCAGTTACCATCATGATTCTGCCAGTAATTTTTATCCGTCATCAAATGACCTCCAGTATAGCTGTTATAAAGTCTACAAATTTTGCCGTTGTTAGTATGCTGATCCCGATCCCAATTATGTAATCCATTGTTTTCTCCCTTGTTATGCTTTATTATATGCAGTGTCCTATACAGTGTCAAGCCTTATTATATATATTTATGTTTTTATATATTACTTGACAGACAGATAGTACGGGTTATAATCAGGGGGCGATTATTTTGAGGGGTGTTGGTTTCGAAGCCTGTTTAGCACATCGGCAGCTTCGGCCATAGTCAGATGCACAACCCTCACATCGGTATTATTACCGGTGACGTGTACAACATATTCTGTCGTACTATTCTGCTCTATTTCCGCGTGATAACCGTTATCAAAATGATACATTATATTTTTCTAATAGAGTAATCTGACTTAGTTATTATACACAAATTTTATGAATTTTCCGCTTATCTTCTACCGACCTTTTAAACAACCGTAAGGTTTCGGAAAGACACGGTACAACCCTGCCATTCTGTCATGCCACCTTTGGGGGGGTATGGCCCCCTGCCATTTTGTCATGCCACCTTTGTGGGGGTGTTGCATTTTGCGTCACGCATTTTGCCCCACCCCCCGCAGGGGGTAGAGCATTTTGCGTCGCCCCCCTTAGGAGGGGATACACCCTCTCTGGTAGGCGTCTTCGGTTTTGTGATCTTCGTTGGTCTCGATATGATATTTCACCATCTCGACATCGGTTGTCTCTACTAAAATCTCGTCCTCATATTTCAGAGTTAAGACATGGTTCGAGACTTCGCAAGAATAGCTTTCGTCATTGTCGCAAGTATCGAGAATAAAAAGCACGGTATCGACGTATTTTTGAGCGTTTGACATTTTGATTTCTCCAAGTTGTGATCGTTTCCCGTTCATACCTTAATAATAGTAGTCTCAATAAGGATTTACAAATTTGGTTTGGTTTTTTCGATACGTATAGCTGTTTTTTGCTAAAAATTCTTTTTGGACACCTTGTTTTTCGACGTTTCGCAAAGTTATTGAGACTGACAATTTTTCTATTCTAGGTTTCTGACAGGTAGCACGTTGGGAGGCCCAAATTCAGCTTCTCTCTGCCAATTTTAACCCCCCTTCAACCTATAGGTAGTTGGAAAGGATACTAGGCTCAGAAACGAAATTTTGAATTTCGCTCCTTTCGCCCCCTGTTACGATATCGCCTGCCCGGTTCTCCAAACGCTATTTTTGAAAACCATTTTTTTCAAGGCGTCGATCTGTGCGTTGGTAAAATCTGCCGCCTCCCGTTCTTCGTTGTATTCGTTCCATGCCTCATAGGCTTCTTGTTCGGTTGTGAAGTTGAAATTTACGTTTTCCATTTTTCGAATCTCCAAGGGTTTCTGATTATGTGATATTGTACGCTCGCCAATGTGTCCAGTGTAGAAAATTCTGGTCTAATTTCTTCGGCTCATTTTTCCGCCAAGGCTACGGTTCAAACTGGTTGGAAGATATCGCAGATTCGATAGGACATGTGTGCCACCATCACCAAGGGGCGTTGTGTGATCGACATCAAAGCCGACTGGGCAATTCTGGTAGAATACTACCATATTCTTGTATTCTTCGGTTCTGGTCTGGATTGTGAAGACGTTGTATTTTTCGGCTCGCTTTTGTGCTTTGATCCAGTTTTTTCGGGCTTGTTCGCGGGTTCTCATTTTTCTGGCTTTCAAGGTGGAAGCGTTTTTCTTATACCGGATTATATACCGCAACTTTTTACAATGCAATACTATGGTATCGGAATTTTTCATTTTTTACTTTATTTTCAGTCGCTGAATTTTGATTATTTTGTATTTTGTTTTTAGACACCTAGCATGACGAGATTCTGCTTATACCCCCCTCAGGTAGGGTACTGACTTTTGAAACGGGTTTCTGACAGGTAGTACGTTCGGAGGTCGATATTTTGTTCGTATCGTACGATTCTGCCCCCTATTCAACCTATTACTTGTTACGGTACTATTATCTATTACAGCTCATTTTTAGAGCTATTATATTATTTCTATTTTCCCTTATTTTGAAGGCTTCGAAAATCGCCCCCTCCTGATGGGCTGGCCCCTAGCAACCTATAGGTTGTATTGGGTATGTTCGTGGCCCCTGTGCCCCTGTCCTATGGCTCCCCGTCTGCTACCTGTCCGCTGAGCCTACCCTACCAGCACTACCCCCCTTGCGAGGGGATTGTCGCCCTATGCTACCGGCCCCCCTTTCGGGGGGTGCTACGTATGATCACTGGTCTGTGTGTTCCCTTTATAATGTAGTACATTTTAGTTCCTCTTTTTGGTCATGTCGATCATGTAATGGCCGTCATTCGTATCCCGTAACAGTCGTAAGAATGCAGGTATTTGACCGGCAAAGAATCCGACGACACAAAGAGCACCAATGAAGTCCGCGTCTTGAATCATGAGGGCTGCGATTTCCATTGTATTAGTTTCCGGGGTTTTCGTTTGTTATGCTTTATTATACCGGGTCGAAACTGTCCAGACAAGAAAATTCCAAAAATAACCAACCCCCCTAAATGAAGGGGGCTAGTTCTGGTTTCTCAGCTACAATGTCGGCGATTATCTCATCGCTGTAATCAGTACCGATTGATACCCCAACGACACAGCCATCAAGTAAAACACTGTAAACTACTTGCTCTGTTTCCAATTCTGGATTACCTGATTCGTGAGCTACATTTACTGTTTCGACATTTACTTTGAACATGGTGATTGCTCCGAGTGGTTTGTTTCTGAACTACTCAAATATACTCATAATAAATTGTCCAGTCAAGACTATATCTTTCTATATTTATATATACTGATATTATAGTGGGATTTTATATTCTTTTTTTTTATTTATTTACTAGACACATTGCACATGAGACTAGCTGCCACAATGGCAGGCTCCCCCCCAATAGGGGTACCCCGGTGTTTTAGTACCTAGTTTCCCCCCAAAGGAGGGGGGCACAGAGGGCGGGGTGGTTCTGAAACAATTCAGATATTTATGAATATATGTATTACCCAAACTAGCCCCTTAAGCCCCTGCTTTCTTTTTATGTGGCTTTAGCCACTTAAAGTTGTCAAAACCGCTCCCCAAGTGTATAATAGTGTATAGAAACGATTATTCGTACTCAAAGGCACAATAATGAACAAAATAACATCCCTAGACACTGATTTGCGTCTAAAAGCAGCTGTTGGACTGGAACAAGCTGTCGCACAGGATATGGATGCCGAGGATAGACCACTTTTGGAACTGTTGGCGAACAAGATAGCCGACTTAGAAGAGGAAACAGATGAAGATACAGAAGACACTGACAGTAGCGTATGAAGCAGCGGAAGCTTACTTTCCAGTTACCAACTCTCTTAAGATGATGGGTACGGAATCTCTCTATGAATTACTACCCGGACTACAACACGCTAATATAACTTCTAAAACACACTCCTTCATTGCAACATATGATTTTGATCATTCATTTTATTATAGAATAGATAGAATGGACGGTCCCGAGTCCGTAGCCAACGAGATCGGCTTAGGAACACTCACCGAACACAGCGGCAACATCATTCTTATTAGAGAACAGCCAATCTATGTTCAAGCCGTCAATGACGAGAAACGTTCAGCCTATGGCACACGCCCATTAAACTTACGTAATATAGATGACGACACATTAATTGTTGTAACATCATACATACCTACTAATATAGTCGAGGCCCTCCCTGACCCCAACATGATTATTACATCTTTAGATGATCATCTTCCCCACCCGCTCAAAATTGAGAAGCAATCTATTGTGGGTCGCCTCACCGACAGTATCGAATCCATTGCGATTGCCGACCTAGCTAAGCTCGTCAGTGGTGGCTCACTGGTCGCCCCTCCCCTTACAGCGGATACTAAGCCAGAACTTGGAACGATTGTATTCGACACCGACACCACATGCCTGTGCTACTGGAATGGTAAAAGCTGGGTACAGCTTACCGGCGGTACGTCGCCATGAATACCCCACCGAACATGACTGATGAAGAAGTATTAGATAAAATAAATCTTGTTGTTGGACGAATCGCCCCACGCTACACCTTTAATGGGTATGAAGTAGACGATATCAAACAAGAAGCATTTATTATATGCATGGAAGCACTTAAACGCTATGACTGTAAACGCCCCCTAGAAAATTTCCTTAGTGTGAATCTGTCGAATAGACTCAAGAATTTCATTAGGGACAACTATTTCACTAAAAACGAAACAGAAAAGCAAAAAGTGCTCAACCCTGCACAACTAGCCTTCGAGGACAGCATCCCCGGAGACTACGTACAAGATGAAGAGGACATCATTGACGCACAGGATATATCTGTTATCATTGATGAACACTTACCCGTTGATTGCCGCTCCGACTATCTTAAAATGATTTCCGATGTTTATGTACCTAAGAAACGCAAAGAAGAAGTCGTACAAACAATTCAACTTATATTGGAAGAGCATGGTTATGAAAACAGGTAGACTATCTAATGACGAAGGCCGCCTCATTGCTCGCCTCATCGACAATATGACGGTGGAGGACATCGCGGCCAAGATGGACCGTAGGGTGGAGACTATAGAGAAATTCGTCAAGGGAACTCTCAGGGAAGGGCTTAGTGGTTACGAAGAAGCCCAGTACAGCCTAGAAGATCGCCCCTATTGGATTGAACTTGAAAATCAGTTTGACCATGCTGAACTAGAGTTATTTAAATATCACTGGAGCCGCATTATCTCGCAGTTCCGTGATGACGTACTTCCCACAGAGGAATTACAGGTGGTCGATGTTATTAAACTAGAGCTATTAATGAACCGCTCGTTAAAGTGTAGTAAAGATAGTATAGAACAACTTAATATACATGAGTCGATGTTAAATCTTGAACGCGAGAAAGACCGCGAAGACCAAGATACCGACCTCATGATCTCGGCACAGCGGGCAATCGCCGGTATCCGTGCCGCACAGGAATCCCTTAATAAAGATTACCGCGAACTGCAATCGAAGAAACAGTCGATGCTGCGTGAGATTAAGGGAACTAGAGAACAACGTGTTAAACGATTAGAGGACTCCAAGCAAAGTCTAGTCGCTTGGGTAGCCTCACTTATGCAAGACCCAGAACTCGCTAAATCCTATGGACTCGAAATGGAAAAGATGAGACTGGCTATGGAAAGAGAGAAGGAACGCCTATCAGCGTTCCATAAATATCAGGACGGAACCGTGGATAGGCCATTCCTGTCCGTTGACTCAGTAAAAAAGGAAGATAAGGAAAATGGACCCTGAATCACTTCTGGTAATTTTACCATGTTGGGCCTTGGCACTAAGTATTGAATTAGCCATAGGGGCCTTTCTTGTGAACATGACTAAGGATAAGACAAAACGATTTAAGTAAGAAGGACAGAACAGTGCAACTGGACAAACAAAAGATAATTCTCCTCCATCCCGGCAAGACAGGTGGCTCCTCAGTAGAAGCCGCACTGGTAAAGGCGTACTTGAAGACCGATTTCGGCACCTTCACTCGTCAACATAAGAACGGAGATTTTGATCTCATGTTTGGCCTCGACACTATTCGTAACATATACCTTCAACATGGAGACCTGCGGTTATATGAGATGTTTGACATACCAATGCGTAGATTCAACGTCTCATGTACCGTTCGTCGCCCATATGAACGTGTACTCAGTGCCTTCTATTACAATGGTTTCTCCAAAAGGATGGACTTCTCAGAATTTATTCAGAGTCACCTAAGCGGAGAAGTTAAACGTAATTATTATGAAAGTGGTAACGCTATGCTTGATACTAAAAAATATCACATTAACCACTTTGCCCCATGTACTTTATATTTAAAAAGGAATCGGTACAGCGTAAATAATATAATAAAGTGTGAGAACCTCGCTGCGGACGTTAAAAAACATCTCGGCCTCATTCTCCCCCGCACTAAACTATCGCAGACCGTTGCCAATACAAAATATAAAAACCACATTGACGCTTATACACAAAAGATGAAAGACAAAGTATATACTATATATAATGAGGACTTCAAAACGTTAGGATATAAAAAATGAAACGTGCCGTAATTACTGGAGTTACTGGACAAGACGGTTCACACCTCGCCGACCTTCTCTTACACAAGGGATATTCGGTTACGGGAGTAAAACGCCGCTCCAGCACCGAAACCACCGAACGTGTGGCCCACCTCGCCTCCAACGAGGATTTTCACTTAGTAGAGGGTGACGTAACCGACATCAGCAGTATGTCCGGCATCTTCATGAAAACCCAGCCCGATGAAATATATAATTTAGCCGCCCAATCCCACGTTGGCACTTCCTTCAAGCAACCTGCCGCCACCATGGAAATCACCGGTACAGCCGTCATCAACATGCTCCAGATTCTCGTCGATCATGGCATGTGGAACACGCGGTTCTATCAGGCATCTTCCTCGGAGATGTTCGGCAGCAACTACGACGTCGCCACCGATGGCAGCAAGTATCAGAATGAGGACACGCCCCTCACCCCAAATTCCCCCTACGCCATCGCCAAGACTGCCGCCCATCACGCAGTGCGATTATATAGACAGAGTTATGACATCCACGCCAGTGCCGGTATATTATTTAACCACGAAGGCCCAAGACGAGGTGATAATTTTGTTACTAAAAAGATAACCAACTATATTACATCCCTATCATCATGGATAAAAACATATTACGTTGATCAGTCAAATCTTCTTTATAATGCTCAACAGAGAAAGATAACTGATATCAAGACCGGACTTTCTCACGATATGCTCGGACTGGGCAATTTAGAAGCCTTTAGAGACTGGGGATACGCGGGAGACTATGTTGAGGCGATGTGGATGATGCTCCAGCAGGAGTACCCGGATGACTACGTGGTATGTACGGGCAAGACGGCGACTATTACGGAATTCTTGGCTCTGGCTTTTAGTGAGTCGGAGATACTTGAGATGGACTGGTCAAGGGTTGTTTATATTAATCCAGAATTTTACAGACCCACAGAGGTTAATTATTTAAGAGGCGACTACTCGAAAATAAAATATAAACTTGGGTGGGAACCTTCACACAATTTAAAAGATTTAGTGAGATTGATGTTATGATTAATTATAAAGTTGATGTAGACATTTCTGATTTTTACCACATTGTTAAGACAAAGAAGTGGAAATTAGGAAATTACAACAAGCATTTCTGCACAATATTTGTAGAGGGCAAAGACCCTGATGACGCTGCTGGTCAAGTTTTACATAATTTAATTAATATAATAATGGATCAAGCTGACGATGTAGATGCGTATCTGTCGTGTCGCAGGCTTCGGAGATACATGAGAATATTAAGAATCAGGTCAGAATAAATGAGAAAAAGAAATTACAATGACGAGGCTTACTCTGAGTTTAGACGTGCAGTTCTAAAAAGAGACGGAAGAAAATGTCAGATGCCGGATTGCGGGTCTAAGAAAAAATTGAATGTTCATCATATTAGAAGGTGGGCTGATGCCGCTTCTTTGAGATTTGAACCGAATAACGGAATAACGCTGTGTCATTACTGCCACAAATCAATATCGGGACAAGAATTACATTATGAACCTTTGTTCATGGAGATTATCAATGCCAAAAAAACAAATTAATTATAAAGTAATAAAAGATACGCGAGAGCAAGAAGGCTGGTTTTTCAGACCCTTTGATAACTGTTCTGGCATGATAAATAAGAAGTTAGATACTGGTGATTATTCTATAGTAGGGTTAGAAGATAAAATATGTATTGAACGTAAAGGCTGCGTTGAGGAGTTGGCTTTGAACCTAGGATCGGGAAAAGCTAGATTTTTACGAGAAATTGAGAGGATGTCGGATTTTCCACATAAGTTTATAATTTGTGAATTTACTGCCGAGGACTTAATTAAGTTTCCGAAATCAACTCGTATACCAATAAAAAATAAAGCATCAGTCAAAATGACTGGACGATATATGCTCAAGATGTTAGTGGAATTTCAGTTATATCACGATGTGAATATTGTATTTGCGGGTGATAGATATAATGCATTCCTATTCGTCAGCAGCATTTTTAAACGAATCAACGAACGCTATGGAAAGCCCGAGGACAACATCGATGAATAAAGAAAAAGAAGACAACAGTCAATTCCTACATGACTTTCATAACTATGCTGCCTCTACTGAGACTCGTGAAATATTTTTACACAACTATTACGACAATAATGCTGAGGAGAATCCGGGTGTTGAATATCGTATGTCAGTGAATTTCATAAAAAACTTACGAGCATTGGACCTTACGAACAATGACGAGATTTTGATTCATATGCATAGCGTCGGCGGAGAATGGACCGATGGAATGGCTATCTTTGACGCGATTAGAATGTGCAAATCAAAAGTCACTATTATAGCATACGGTCAGGCTGAGAGTATGAGCAGTATTATACTTCAGTCTGCCAATAAGCGACTGTTGACGCCAAATACATACTTCATGTCTCACTTCGGATCGTCAGGTGCTGGAGGTGGATATCTTGACGTGCAAAATTGGATGAAGTACGAAAAACGAATCTGTGATATGATGTTGAACATATATTCAGAACGATGTAAGAAGGGGAAATACTTTACGGAGAAATACGGTAGAACTCCAGATATGGAAAAGATTAAGACATTTTTATATAGAAAACTTAAATCTGGCGATTGGTATATAGACGCTGAAGAAGCCGTCTATTACGGTTTCGCAGATAGAATGATTAAGAGTTGGTAACATGGCTAAACACAAAGATAACCTGAAAACAATAGAAGAAGCTTGGCTTGGTCTTGACGATGTAGAAGCAGATTTCTTCAACCCTATGTCCTTACTGTATGGTGCTGAAGACGATTATCATCTTAGACTGACATATCTTATGATGAGGCCCGAGTATTTATCTTTTATTACGAAGCACTTATTAAACATTAATATATTACCTTCTCAGGCTCTTATCTTAAAAGAGATGTGGGAACGTAAATTCCCTATGTTGATTGCAAGTCGTGGATTTGGTAAATCTTTTTCTTTGTCTTTATATGCTATATTGAGAGCTTTGCTACTACCTAAGCGAAAAGTGGTCGTAGTCGGTGCTGCTTTTAGGCAGTCGAAAGTCCTCTTCGAATACATGGAAACAATTTGGCGTAATTCCCCTTTGTTGCGTGACGTATGCGACGCGAATAGTGGTCCAAGGAGAGATACTGACAGATGCACCATGAGGCTTAACGACAGTACTATTACCTGTTTACCTCTTGGTGATGGACAGAAAATTAGAGGTCAACGTGCTAATGACATCATTGCTGATGAATTTGCATCCATACCTAGAGATATTTTTGAGAACGTAGTAGCAGGTTTTGCCGCCGTAAGTTCAGACCCTATTGAGAATGTAAAAAGGGCTGCCGCTGCGAATAAAGCTACGGAGCTAGGATTAACTTACAATTCAGAACACCATAAAGACGAAAGCAAGAAAGACAATCAAATTATCCTGTCTGGCACGGCATACTATGACTTTAACCATTTCGCTACTTACTGGAAAAAATGGAAGTCAATCATAGATAGTGAGGGACGTCCTGAGAGATTAAGAGACATCTTTAAGGGGGACGATCCACCAGAAACCTTTGACTGGACACAATACTCTATCCTTCGTATTCCATATGAACTTCTTCCGAAGGGCTTTATGGATGCAGATCAGGTAGCACGATCTAAGGCCACCGTACATGCTGGTATCTATCAGATGGAGTATGGTGCTTGCTTCACCAGAGACTCTCAAGGGTTTTTCAAGCGGTCGCTCATTGAGTCTTGCGTTACTAATGACCAGAATCCAATTAAGGACGGTCAAGGTAATGATATTATGTTTGAACCACAGCTAATGGGTAATCCAGATAAAAAATATATATATGGTATTGACCCTGCATCTGAAGTAGATAATTTTAGTATTGTAGTATTAGAAGTAGCACCAGATCATCGTAGAATTGTACACGTCTGGACAACAACCAGATCAGAGCATAAAGATCGTGTCAAACGTGGTCTTGCATCTGAGTCTGACTTTTACGCTTACTGCGGTAGAAAAATTAGGGAACTGATGAAGCTGTTCCCGTGCATCCATATCGCAATCGACAAACAGGGTGGTGGTATAGCTGTAACAGAATCTCTGCATGATCCTGATAAGATCAAAGATGGCGAACAGCCTCTATGGGAAGTCATTGATGAAAACAAAGAAAAGGACACCGATGATTATGCAGGACTACACATCATTGAGATGTGCCAGTTCGCAAAATATGAGTGGCTCGCTGGTGCTAATCACGGGATCAGAAAAGACTTTGAAGATAAAGTTCTGATATTCCCGCACTTTGACGCTATATCCCTCGGTCTTTCATCGGAACAAGATGCTGGTAAAGGACGTATAGTCGATACCTTAGAAGACTGTGTAATGGAAATAGAAGAACTCAAAGATGAATTAGCGATGATTCAAATGACTCAGACTGCTGCTGGACGAGATAGATGGGATACTCCAGAAGTCATCGTAGGCACAGGAAGAAAATCCAAGATGAGGAAAGATAGATATTCTGCATTGATCATGGCGAACATGGCAGCTAGAATACTGCAAAGGACTCCTGAACAAGAAGACTATGAATTTTACGGTGGATTCGCTAGTGGTGGATTCAAACCCAAGAATGCAGACCATAATATGTTCTCTGGACCCGCTTGGTTTAAAGATAATATGAAAGACGTGTATTAATTAATAGGACAATCCAATTACAATCCAATTGAAGGTTTTAGGCATATGAGCGAACAATTTACTACTTGGAACGACGGCGATGATAAAAGTAAAGCGAATGCAATGTCGCAACACTCTGAAAATGTTGAGGCATACACAGGAGTTAAAAAATCGTCCGCTGGATATCAGCAGACTTTCATAGGAGTACAGCCAAATACTTCAATTCGACCAGAATTCGGAAGAGATGACTACTACGCCTTCAGGCCTAGCGAAAGACCCTCTAACGATTATCGAAAAGCCATCACTCAGTGTTTGTCCGCATATGATAGAGTCGGAATCATTCGGAATGTAATCGACCTCATGGGCGACTTTGGAAGTCAGGGCATTGAGGTTGTTCATCAGAGTAGAAGTGCCGACAGATTCTTTAAGCAGTGGTTTAAGAGCGTCAATGGCAAGGAGCGGTCTGAGCGTTTTCTCAATAATCTATATAAGACTGGCAATGTGGTAGTTTATCGTAGCTATGCTGACATAACGCCTAAACTAGAAACATACATGAAATCAGTCTCACAAGATATAACAGTA